GGACAGGATTTTGGAGCGGCCGGCGCCGGGGCCGGGGCCGATCACGTTGAAGCTGATCGGCTCGCCGTTGAAGTTGGTCTGCCCGGCACCGGACGCCGAGCAGACCACCAGGTTGCCGGCGGGGAAGTCGTCGTCCTGGTAGATCACGGCGAGGCCCTTGTGCACCAGTTCCCATTCCAGGAACCGGATGTTGACCGAGTCGGGGAGTCCGGTCCATTCGAACCGGTTGGCGCACAATTCGGTCAGCTTGTTCACATGAATGAATTCGATCATGTGCTGCATGCTGTTCGTCTGGTTGTGCGCCCATTTCCCACCGTTCAGGTGCGGGGTGTAAATGGTGTCCAGCACACCATCCCTTTTCTTAGCCATTACAGTGTTACCCCTGCCAGCGGCGCATTGTCCGCAATATCAATATTTCCAATGTCTGATGGGTTCTTCCATACGGTAACACCTTTTTCAAAAATGCCCCGCAAAGTCTGCTTAAAGGTTTCCGGGCAATTCGACGCGGTAATGTATGTTTCTTTCAGTTTCCAGTACGTGAATTTCTCACACACCATAAACGATTCCGGCATCCGCCCGAACCGGTTCACCTTGTACCCGTACCGCAGCCAGTATTCCCCGATGGACGCCATAGCCGCCGGCTGCAGCATTTTCACCTTGACGTCATACCCCCACTTGTAGGTGGAGAGCAGGAACGCGTCCCCGCCGACCTGCCCCGAGGTGGTGGGCTGGATCATCTTCGCGTCCTGGACCTTGGCGTTGATCCCGGCGACCGCCTGCTGGTAGTCACCCTTCGCCGCCCAGTCCCCGTACTGCCGGTTGGTGTCCCGGTTGAACCCGGCCAGCTCGTTCTGGTTGTTGTTCAGGCCGGTGGAGAGCGCGTTCTGGTTGGCGAGGTTCGCGTCGTTCTGCCCGGTGGTCAGGGCGTAGTCGATGCCGGCGTTCACCATCTGCATCCCGCCGCCGACCAGGTTCCCGGTCAGCCCGGACACGGCGCCGTTCATCCCGGACTGCAGCGCCTTGTACCCGGCCATGGCGTTGTTGATGTTGTTGGACATGTTCGCGGCGTTCACCCCGAGCCGGTTCCCCGCCTGGGAGGTGGCGATCCCGGCGGTGGCCTGGGACGCTGCCACCTCATTACCCTGCTGCGCCCGGGACTGGGACCAGTCGGCGCTCGAGTGCTGGAACGCAATGCCGTTGACGTTGGAGGCCATGTAGTTGGCGTAGGAGTTGTTCACCGTGGAGAACCCGGGGAAGTTGGTGATCCCGGTCGCCATGTCCAGGAACTCCCCGCCGTCGTTGACCACCCCGGACCCGTCCGTGGTCGCCGCGACACTGCCGGCGTTGTACCGGTACGGGGTGAACATGATCCGGGCGCCGGGCGGCGCCAGGTGCGGGATCTCGAGCACCTTGGCGTCCGGGTCGGCCCAGGACTCGGGTTTAATCAGCAGCGGGGTACCGGTGTAGGAGGTCATTTCCAGCACCATGTAGGGGTAGGTCTTGAATTTGAGCAGCTTCCGGTAGCGCTCGGGGAGTTCCACCGTGTCCCGCCACCCGGTCTGCAGAGTGGTGAGCTCGTTTTTGAGCCGCTTGATTTCCGGGACCTTGTAGACGGTCACGCCGGCGATTTCAACCGGGATCAGCCCGGTCCCGAGGTCGTACAGGGACCAGTGCGGAATCGCGGTCAGCGAGATGATGCCCTGCGTCACCCAGGGCTTGTCGCTCATGGCGTCCAGGAACGCGTTCAACGATGCGGGACCACCGAAAAACCAGGTCTCGGCACCGTTGGGCAGGTTTTCCAGGCTGGACCCCTTGGCGGTGGTCAGGTTCGGGTGCGCGACGTCCCCCGGGGAGGCGTCCAGGGACACGGTGGTAATCATCATGATCGAGTAGCCGAACTCACTCATGCCGGCCCGGGCGGAGCCGATGGACCGGGTCCACTGCTGCTCGATGGTGTATTCCCCGCCGATGTCCAGGCCCTCGGGCTGGGTCAGGAAGTCCCGGCCGAAGTTGGCGTAGTTGTTCTCATTGGCGAACCCGACGTGGCCCTGTTCGATGTAGCAGTTCCCGAACGACACCCCGCCGTAGATGAACGTCTGCCACACGTCCAGCTGCAGGATGAGTTCGGTGGTGTTGGGGGCGATGTAGTTCACCCCGGACACGAAGTAGTAGAACGTGCGGTTGGTGTCGCCGCCGGGGCTGGTGAGCGGCTGCGCGGGGTTGTAGGCGCGGAGGTAGTTGTACCGGTTGGCGCGTTCAAACGGGATGTCCAGGCGCACCGGGAACCCCATCGGCCGGTACGTCATGTTCCCGGTGGTGACGGTCGGGCCGGCGAGGTTGTCCAGGTAATTGTCCAGGCCCGCCTGGTTGTCGAAATGCACCAGGTCCCGGTAATCGGAGTTCCACGGCACATTTGCCAGGGTGACGCGGGTCCCCGCATTCCAGGTGGCATAACTGAACTCATGACCGAAAGTTTTTTCCCTTGGCAATTCCTGAATTTCGTTCAAGACATCACCCCTTCTAATTGTGGTATTTCCACAACCTTACATTACGCAAAGAAAACCCCCTCACGGTCTCAGTGAGGGGGTTTTCTTTAAGGGCGCCACATGCCCCGGAACTATCCGAATGATGGGGGATTCGGACTAGCTCACGGTAATAGTGTACACCGGATCTCCATTTGCGCTTGCCGCCTCGACAGTAATTGTCTTGCCGGCATTTGACGTCTTGACCAGAATGTCACCGGCGTCAATTCCGACCGCGGTTACGTCGACGTCACCCTTGGCGGCGGTGCCGCCCGGGACGGTCACGGTGTACGCCGCAACCTCGGGATCAAAGGTCGGCGACACGGCAACACCCTTGACCGTGATACCGGTCACGACGTGCTGCGCGTCGTCGGCCGCGGTGGCCGGGTTGTCCACCTCGGGCCAGGCGGCGAGGACCACCGGACCGGACACGGTCAGGGTGGCTTCCACCGTCTCACCGTTGCGCATGACGTTCTGCGCGTCCAGCCAGGTGGAGGTTGCCGTGACCTTCAGCGTGCCACCCTCGTCGCCGCCGACGTGCAACACGCCGGTGAACGAGACGTAGGTGCGCGGGGACGTGTTGCCGGTCAGGGCCCAGCGGACGCCGGCGTTCAGGCCGGAATCCTCGGCCGTGATTGCCTCGGAGTTCAGCTGGTAGATCTCGCCGCGCTTCACGTCGGTCACGGTGGCCCCGTCCTTGTCGGTCACGGTGATCGGCTCGATGCCGATAACCGGGTCCACCAGGCGGATAATTTCGTCCCCGCCCAGGGTGGAGAATGCGATCGCCGGCACGAACCGGGACGCGGAAATGACCTGCCAGCGGTGCAGCCAGTAGTTGGTCTGCAGCGAGGCCGGGTTCCACTGGGACGCGGTTTCGAACACCTGATCGGCGACGACGAAGAAATCCTTGGTGGTCAGGATCGCCTCAACACCTTCGATGCCGAACTGCTCCCGGGGGATCTCGATGATCCGGCCCGACGTGGACATTTTCTCCACGTTGAACGCACCGGCCAGGGCTTCGACGTCCAGGGCGGCGTTGAACTCGGGCGAGACGAACAGGACCAGTTCGTCCGGGGTCGCCGCAATCGGCATCCGCGCGGCGTTGTACTGCCGCGAGATGAACTTCATCGTGCCGGCCAGCGAGCGGATCTTGGACAGCACCGACTTGGTGTCGGCGGCCAGGGTGGTGGAATCCGGGTTGGTGATGTCCCGGATACCGACCTTGAAGTACCCGCCGTTGGACTCGTACTCCCGGAACAGGGAACACATCAGCAGGAACTCGTCCCACTGGTCACTGGTGCCGGGCGCGTTCATGATCTGCGCGGCGAACTGGGACAGGCCCTGCGGCTTGTTGAACGCACTCATGAGCAACGGCTGGTTGACCGTGACCTTGTACTTGTCGCGGCGGTTGACGCGGTGGAAGTTGGACTGCACCTCAATCGGTGCGGAGCCGAACAGTTCGTGCTCGAGCGCGTCCCGGGCCGGGTCGTAAGTCTTGGCCTTAATCAGGCCGACCATGATTTCCTCGATGGTGTCGCCACCGGTGAGCATGCCGCGCTTGAACTCGGCCAGCGGGTTCAGCCAGGACGTGGTGCGCATGATGGTCAGCGCCACCTTGTTCACCAGGGCGTCGATGAATTCGTTCTGCTGCGGCCGGTAGGTCTGCAGCGCCTTCATGGTCGCCTGCACACCGGCGACGGTCGCCTCGGGGATGCGTGCCTGGTAGTCGGGGGAGGCGTCGTCGCGGATCTGGTCCAGCAGCAGTTCGTTGCTGGTGGGTTTGAATGTCTTTACGTCGAGAACGGTCATTTATTCAATGTTCCTATTCGAATAGTGCGGCGATGCCGCGCGGTCGTTCCCCGGCGTCATTGTTCGCGTTGTCCTGGTTTTCCGGTTCCCCGGTTTTTGGTGCTGCCACCATTAGATCATAATTCACAGACTTCAACCGCAACTTTTCCAATTCTGCGGCGTCCAACTGTTTCTGCAATTCCGCTGCAGCCTCATCCCGCGACTTGACCGCGGCGTCCCTGATCGACAATTCCTCGGTGTGCACCTTTTCCAGTTCCTCAGCGAACACGGTAGTGTCCAGCGGCTCATCACCCGGGTTGCGGAACTTGTTCATCAATTCTTCAAACGTGGCCATATTTCTCATTGCTCCCATTGCTTAATTGTGGACTTTGTTTTCCGAGTCTACTTTAGAATCGAAAAACCCCCAACACATTGTGCCGGGGGTTTTTCTTTGTTCGGGTCTAAAGTAACCGCAATTTGTAACCTGCTAAGGCCAACCCTCCCGCCGGTCCCATTCAAGGGAAGCGTCCCGGCGGGGGACAAAAGGGGTAGGGGCTTTAGACCACGTTCTCGGTGGCCGGCTCAGCGTCGGGCTCGGCGGCGGATGGTTCGACGTGGAGGCCGTGCTTGGCGGCGTATTCCTCGATCGCGGCCTTGACGACCTCGGCCTTGGTTTTCCGCACGTTCCAGCGGTGGTCTTCCAGCGCGGTGTTTAGTTCGGTGGAAATGGTGGCGGATACCTGCACACCTTTGATCTTGGCCATGTGGCACACTCTTTCATTTCTCAGTTGCGGGCATTTCCCGTTGAATCCACAGTAGCACTACTCCATATTCATAGTGAAGTCGATATCGATTAGCACAATGCCGCCGGGAACTCGTTGCGGCTGCAGTTTACCCTTGAATGTGCGCCCACCCACAAAGTCGTCAATGGTAAGTTTGCTGGCGATCCTGTCAGGCATCCCGGCAACGTGGGTCACGTGCCGGCACCAGGGCCCGTGCGCGTCCAGGCTGCAGTCCTCGGGGGAGTGCGGGTCCGTGGTGAGCCGCTGGGTATACGCCTTGGCGCGGACGAACAGGGCCGATTCGAACGCGTATTCGAACTTCCAGGCACCGAGTTCCTGCGGGTTCACCCAGAGATTGTCGGGGTCCTCGTCGGTGAGCAGGTGCAGCGAATCGGTGTCGGCGTAGGCGAACACGGCATAGTTCTGCTGCGCGGCCCGGATCGTGACGTCCCGGGCGTAGGCGGTGATGAACGCACCCATCGCGGTGTACACCGGATCCCGTTTGTCGTCGTCCCCCATCACCAACCGCACGATGTTCGCCTCGGTGTCGAACACCGGGATCTTGGGTGTGATGTTGGGGTTGGTGGCGAACTTGCCGTAGAGGCTGTTCAGGAACAGTTTGGCCAGGGCGCGCATTCCGCCGGTGGACACCTTTTTTACTTCCATCCATTTGTCAATGTATTCCTTGAACAGACCCGAGACGCCGTGGAATAGCCACCCGCCGTTGTAGGACAGGATGTCCAGGTCGT